CCCTCGGCCAGCAATTCGAGCAGTCGCTTCTGCGCTATATCGCGGCGTCTCTCGGAGTCAGCTACGAGCAGCTTTCGCGGGACTACTCGAACACCAACTACTCCAGCGCCCGAGCGGCGATGTCGGAGACCTGGAAGCGGATGAGCGCAACCAAGCGCATGGTCGCCGACCGGTTCGCTACGACCGTTTTCCGGCTGTGGCTGGAGGAAGTCGTCAACAAGGGTCGCATCGAGTCTCTGCCCAGTATCGCTCGTCGCAGCGGTTGGCTCTACCAGGACCAACACCTCGACGCGCTGTCCCGGTGTGACTGGATCGGCGCATCGCGCGGCCAGATTGACGAACTGAAAGAAACGCAAGCCGCGATCCTTCGGATGCGCCACGGCCTGTCCACCCTGGAGATCGAAGCCGGTCGGCAGGGCCAGGATTGGCGCGCGCTCACCAAGCAACAGAAACGCGAGCAGACAGTCCGGGAGGCCGCAGGTCTCCCTCTGGTCACCCAAGACAACACGGTCAACGCGATCAGCGGCGATCCTCGCGAAGCAAAGGAAGACTGATATGTCCGTCCAAATCAACAAAGGGCACATGCTGTTCGACGCTGAGAGCGTAGACTGGGTTGATTCAGTGTTCGCGTCGATGGCGTCCCCCGAGGTGACAGCCCGGTTGGAGAGCGCGAAGGCCCACTTCGGAGACTCGGAAAACGTAGACTTCTGGGGCAACGACGAACACTGGGCGCGCCCGTACAACGTCGTGGACGGCACTCTTATCATCCCCGTGAAGGGGGTGCTGCGCGCCGATTTCCCCTATCAGTTTGATGATTACGCCACCGGCTACGAGTACATCCGCGCCGCCGTCGAACGCGGTCTGCGCGACCCCAAGGTGACCCGGATCGCGCTAGATGTGGATTCCCCCGGAGGGGTCGTATCCGGTCTGTTCGATCTCGTGGACTACCTGTTCGAGGCGGCCAAAGAGAAGACGTTCGTCGGAGCAGCGAATGAGTTCGCCTTCTCCGCCGCCTACGCGATCCTGTCGGTCGCCAGCCATATCACGGTCACCCGCACGGGAGGCGTAGGCAGCATCGGCGTGATGCGGACGCACCGGGAGATCAGCGAGTCGCTCAAGCAGCGCGGGATCAAGGTCACGCATATCATCGCTGGCGAAGAAAAGAAGGACGGCAACAGCTTTGAGCCTCTTTCTAAGCGCGCCCAGAAGACCATGCAGGCGCGGACTGATTACCTCTACGGAATTTTCGTTGCCAGCGTGGCACGGAATCGGGGCCTGGACGAAGCGGCGGTGCGCGGCACCAAAGCAGGCACTTTCCTCCCCCAAGAAGCCGTCAAGCTGGGTCTGGCCGACGAGGTCCGCCCCTTTGACGATTACCTGTCGGCCCTGGCCGAAAACTCCACCACCTATGAAAGGGAAATCCCAATGGCGAAAAATGCTTTGCCCACCGACCAGGCCGCGCTCGATGCTCTCCTGGAAACCGCTCGCACCGAGGCCGTTGCCGCAGCGCAAGCGACTAGCGAGTCCGCTACCACGGAAGCGGCCAACGCTGCGACCGCTGCCGAACGCACTCGCATCGCGACGATCCGTGGCACCGAGGTCGCGAAGGCTCGCCCCGTCGCGACCGAACACGCGGTCGAGTCCGGCATGTCTATCGAAGACGCTGCCACCTTCCTGGGCAAAATGCCGAAAGAAGCCTCGACCACGGAGGACGCCAACGAGTCGTCTTTCGAGGAGCAGATGAACAAGGACGGCGGCCCGAACCTTGGCTCCGGCGAGGACGGCGACGACAAGACGCCCGACCGCGCCGCCACCGTCACCAAGAGTGTCCAAGCCCTGGGCCTCGCAGGCTTCAAAACCCCCGAGGCGTAACCCGCCCCGGCCAACAATCTGACTTCACAGGAGAAGATCATGGCGACCGTTAATACCCCTTATGCCGACCCTGGCCGCGCGGCCTTCGAAGAACTGGACACCTACGTCCAGGACTTCCTGCTCGCGGGCAACCACCCCGAACTGGCCCAGCCGTTCAGCTATCCCGCTGCCGCTGGCGCGGTCATTGCGCAGTTCGCCGTCGTCGGGCTGGACGGCTCCGGCGACCTGGCCTTCGCGACCTTCGACCAGACGGTCCAAGCCATCGGCGTTGTGGCCCAGGGCTTCTCGAATGCTGCCGCTGGCAGTGCCCCGGTGTTCTATCAGGGGGCGTTCAATATCGACGCGCTCGTCTGGGACGCCACGTTCGACACCGACGCGAAGAAACTGGCGGCCTTCCAGGGCGCTCCCACCCCCACCCAGATCGTCCTCGCCAAGCGTTAATCCCGCGATCTGAATCCGAGTAAAGGACAATTCCATGCCTGATGTATACGAACTGTGGGAAACCAACACCTTCCTGGGTGTGATGCGCGATGTAGAGGCCGACCCGCTCTACTGGATGCAATGGTTCCCGAACCAAGCTGAGACCGACGCCAACGGCTGGATCGACTTCGAGAAGATGCCGATCCAGAACCGCAAGCTGGCTCCGTTTGTGCTGCCCCTGGCCCGAGGTGCCTCGGTCTACGACGACCAAAGCACCCACCTGCGCTTCAAGCCCGCGTACATGAAGCTGGAGGATCGCATCGACCCTCTGATGCCTTTGACGCGCCGCGCTGGTATCGACCCGAACGCTTCGCAGCGTCTCAGCCAGTTGTCTCCGATGGAGCGCCTGGATGCGATCCGCGCGGCCATCACCGCCGCCCATGTGCGGGCGATCCATCGTTCCTGGAACTACATGAGCGCGGTTGCTCTGCGAGACGGTCAGATCACGATGACTGGCCCGAATTACCCGACCACGCTGATCGACTTCCGCCGCGATGCTTCGCACACTGAGACCCTGCTGCCGGGTTCCCAGTACGGTGACGCCGGGGTGTCCATCGTGGACCACTTCCAGTCGGTGCTGGACACCATGACCACGACCAGCTTCGGTGCGATGCCGACTCGTGCGACCATGGGCGGCGGTGTCTGGGCATTGATGCGCAAGGACACCGAGTTCAAAGAACACATGGACGTTCGTGTTCGCGGTGCCAGCATCACGTTCGAGCGCGGCCTGGTGGCCGGTGCGGGTGAGAAGACCTTCAAGGTCGGCGAGATGACTGTCGGGGGCAACTCCGGTCAGACCATCGAACTCTGGGTGGACAACTCGGACTACATCGACCCGGTCACGGGCGCTTCGACGCGCTACATCGGCAACGGCCAAATCCTGTTCACCGGTACGCCGCAAGCGGTCAACGGTTTCCAGGCGTTCGGCGCGATCATCGACCGCAGCGCGGACTACAAGGCCCTCCCGATCTTCCCGAAGAACTGGGTGACCCAAGGCGACGTGGAGGTGGAGTACATCACCCACAAATCCGCGCCGCTGATGGTGCCGATCAATCCGAACGCGACGTTCCTGTCGAACGTGATCTGATAGGTCAATCTCTCGCGGGGGCCACGGTCCCCGCGAAACAGCCCAAACCCCACTGCACCGCAAATCTATGAGGACGCAAACCATGACACTCGCATACACGCTCCACTCCATCACCGGCCCCGGCGGCAAGATCGCCCCAAAGACCGTCGCCGAGTTTGACGACAAACAGTACGATGACTTGCTCGCGCTGAAAGCCGTGCGGGAGCCTACGGAGGACGAAGTCTCGCTGTACGAGCAGATGACGGCGAAGAAAAAGTCCGCTGCGCCTGCGAAGAAGAAGGCCGCCGAGAAGCCCGCCGGGGGCAAAGCCCCGACCGCTGCCGAGAAAGCCGCAGCGACGAAGAAGACTAAGGCCGACGCCTTGGAGACGAAGGCTGCCGAAGACGCTGCCACCAAGGCCGCCGAAGACGCTGCTACCGCCGCCGCCAAGGCTGCCGAAGACGACATCCTGGGTTAAGCCATGAGCATCCGCGACCTCAAAAACCGTTCTAGGCTCCAACTTCACAACCGGTTGGCGTTCCCCGCCGTGTTTGTGAATGAGGACCGTTCGGTCGAGACACCCTGCACGATCAGGTATCACGACCAAACGCAATCGTTCGGCGACATGGCGGGTTTCGACTACGCCCCCGCCCAACGGGTCGAGTCGGTTCCCGAGGTCGTCGTGCTGTCTGCCGTTGTCACCCCTAGCCGAGGCGGCATTTTCTCCGTCGCCTCGGACGAAGCCTACACGGTCGAGGTTGTGATGCCCCGCGACGGGATCACGATTACCTCCCAAGTCACACGCATGAAGCAGAGCGAGATCGACGCCGCCGGTCTGCCGCTTCCCCGCCCCTGATGGTCCGCGCCTCTATCTCATCGAGCGGTCAGTCCTACGTCGTCGCTGTCGAGGGCCTAGGGGACATCGACTTCGCCCAGGTGTCGGGCCAGATCAAGCGTTTCGCCGCGCAAGCCGTCAATGCCACGGCCCGGCGCTACCGCACCGAATCATCCCGCCGCATCCGGGACCAGGTCAACTTCCCGGCCCGGTATTTGGACTCCAAACAGGACGGCAATCTGCGAATCACCAGCAACGCCACCGCCGACGCGATGGAAGCCGTGATCTCTGCTCGCTTCCGTCCGACGAGCCTGGCTCGTTTCGTCAAGGGGGCCAAGACCCATGGGCGCAAGTCGCCCACGGTCGAGGTCTCGCCGGGAAGCCGGGAGAAGATGAACCGCGCGTTCCTGATGAACCTGCGCTCCGGCAACATCGGCCTCGCCGTGCGACTGGCCCCCGGCGAGCGCCTGGAGAACAAGCGGCGGATGGTCCGCATGAGCAACGGTCTCTACCTGCTCTACGGGCCGTCTGTCGATCAGGTGTTCCGCGAGGTTGCCGACGACGTGAGCGGCGATGCGGGTGAGTACCTGGAGAATGAATTTTTAAGATTATCGGAGGCGCTGGCGTAATGCTCGACACATTCAAACTGGGGGTTCTCAAGACGCTAACGGCGTCTTTGGAGCAGATTACCATAGCAAATGGCTACCAACACGACATGGGGGAAAGCGTATACCGGGGCCGGTTGCTTTTCACCCAAGAGGACAGCATACCAGCCGTCGCCATCAACGAGCCGCCCCAGATACCGGAAGGTATGGAGTGGCCGTCCACGTCGAACACGGGTCCAACGACCCATCCGCTGCTCGTCCAAGGCTTTGTCGAGGACGACCAAAAGAACCCCACCGACCCGGCCTACCGGCTCCTGGGCGACGTGCAAAAACGTCTCTCCTACGAGCGGACGCGGGAGGAGGGGTTCGACATTCTGGGCCTAGGGAAGCGCATAACCGCGCTCCACATCGGCCAGGCTGTCGTTCGCCCGCCAGATGCCGTCATCTCCGGTGACAGCTTCTTCTGGCTCCCTATCACGCTGGTATACGCAGAGGACCTGCAAAATCCCTTTGCGTGGCCTTAATTTCACCTGTAAGGTGATACTCAATCTAAAAGTGGAGACACGACCATGACCGCCATCAAGAACCACGTCCTGGGCCGGGGTAAAATCTACTTCGACCCGTTCGTCACCGGCACCGAAACGCTGACCGGCGAGGACCATCTGGGCAACACCCCGTCGTTCGGCATCACCGTCGAGACGCAAAAGGTGGACCACTACAGCGCCGAAGAAGGCATCCGCAACAAAGACCTCTCGGTCACGTCGCAGGTGGATTTCAACGGGGCGTTCGTCACCGACAACATTATCCTGCCGAACGTGGCGCGCTTCTTCCTCGGCTCCTCGGCGACGTTGTCGCAAGCCGGTGAGACCGCCACGTCTGAGGGCATCACAGTCGTCCAGGGCCGCTACTACCAGCTTGGTCGCACCGCCGCGCTGATCTCCGGCAAGCGGAACGTGTCCGCCGTCGCGATCACCGGTTCGGTCGAGGGCACGGACTTCTCGGTCGAAGCCACCCTGGGCCGCCTGTACGTCATTCCTGGTGGCAACATCGCGGACGACTCCACCGTCACCGTGACCTACGACGTGGCCGCGCATTCGCGGACTCAGGTCATCTCCGGCAACGACCTGCTCTACGGTGCCTTGCGCTTCATCGCCTTCAACGGCGTCGGCGACGACACGGACTTCTACATGCCCAAGGTCTCGCTGCGCCCGAACGGTGAATACGCCCTGAAAGGCGAAGACTGGCAACAGATGGGTTTCAGCCTCGAAATCCTGCAACTCGGGACCAACCCGCACATCCTCTCGGATGGCCGTCCGTTCACCCCGTAACCACCGTAACCCACTGATAGGAGAAGCATCCTATGGGCCTAACGGCTTTCACTCCAAAGACCGATACGGTCAAAATCCCGAGCGGCGGCGAGTTCGTCGTTCGGGGCCTTGCGCTGGAGGATTTCACAACCCTCTTGCGCGGGCACTACGAACCGCTGTCCGCGCTGTTCGACAAGTACGTCGCGGAAGCAGCCGCGCTCAAAGTCGATATGGCGCAGACCGGCGGCAAGATGGGCCTGGCGGATATCAAAGGCGTTGTCATCAGCGCCATGGACCAAGCCCCGGCCCTGATCGGAGATGTGATCGCCCGCGCGACGGACGAACACGACAACCCTCACATAGCAAGGCTTTTGCCCCTCGGCGTGCAGATCGACGCCATGGACAAGGTGATCGCCCTGACCTTGGAGGCGGAAGGCGGCCTGGAAAAGCTGGTGGAGACGGTTTCACGCCTGGCGGGGACACTGACCGGTCTGACGCCAAGCCGCTCTCCCTAGACGGGTGGGTCGGCGGTCTGAGGGAGATGGCAAGTCTCCTCCAGGCCAACGGCCACCCCGAGGCGCGGCACTATCCGGTGCCGAATTTGTGGCAGGAGACACTGATCGTGCGGCGGAGATTGAACAGAGACTACGTCACCACGGCCACTCTGACCCAACTCGCGGTTGGTTCGATCCTCTCCGAGAAGACCGGCAAGGCGTTCCAGAAACGCATTAGTGAACTGACGGAGACCTGACGATGACCAAGCGCAACGTCGATCTGATTATCCGGGCCAAAGAAGACGCCGCGAAAGCCTTTAACACGGTCAACGCGGCGCTCGAAGAACTGGCGGGAATCCAGAAGACGGTGGCCACCGGTTCGGAGGACATGGCCCGCGCGCTCGACAAGGGTGAAGC